TAGTGGGCTAAGATACGTAGTTGAATTCCGTCTGCATCTGTACCTACTAGTACTTTGTCTGTGTGCCATAGGTCTCTTAGGTCGTAGTCGTAATCAGCTTTAACTTTCTCCACAGCATTACGTGGTTCTCGATCTGTCCGGAACGGGCTGAAGATGTTTGCTTGGTTAGGTGAACTATGAGACATACGATGTGTCCATGCTCCAATGAACCAGAACTTGCCGTGGATACGAGAATCCTCTGACACACAGCCTAACCACTCTTCTAGAGAGCTTCTACGTCCCTCCAGTGTCAACCACTCAGCTAAGCGGCTTGCACCCTCAGGAGCATCGTCAGGGAGTGTCTGAAGGTTTACCTCTCCTACAGTCCAACCATAGTAGTTAAAGTGTTCCTTCTTTTCTTGGTAAAGCTTCTTAGTTAAAAGAGTCTTGCCCCACATCTCTCCTTCACGACCACTCCTAACAAACTTAGCATGTGTCTTTGTGCGTTCTACTGGTTTCCAGTTAGAGAGCCAAAGCTTTTCTAGTCTGTCTTTAGGGCTTCCAGGTTTAAACTTAACGTAGTCGAAGCAAGCTAAGTCTGTCCCATCAATCTTAACAGAAGGATACTTATCGTAAGCGTCTGATACATTCTTAAAGAGTGTACCGTCAGCTTTCATTCGGTATTTAATACGGTTAACTTCTTGTAGTTCAGGTGGCCAGATACGTTGGAACTCTTCTTCTACTTGGGTCATACGCTGTTTGATGTAGACTAGCAGAACCTTAGCTCGTTCAGTGTTAAACAAGAAACCATTAGCAGACATGTCTTCGTTGACGAGGACCATATCGTGCTCTAGTTTAATTGCTTCTGCCCACTCCTCTGAGTTGATGTACCTTTCGTACTGTTTGTATATCTTCTCATTAACCACTACGTCTTGGATACAGTAGTCAACCATCTCTTGTGACAGGTTATCCCAGTCGTTAAAGATACCCTTTTTCTCACCTAGTGATTGACCAATTTCAGCAAGGCTGTGAGTACTATAACGAGTGTAGTTGATAAGACGAGAGATAATGAAGGTATCAATAAGATCATCTGTCTTAATCCCAGTACCAAGAATCCGGTTAGTAACAGGTAGGTCAAAACTAAGTCCATTGTGAGCTACCCACTTATCTACTCCTTTAGCGTATTCATTAAAGTCTTCTAAGGTCTCATAACCAAACCTTCCTTCATAGGTAAATACTTGTGTGTCGCCCCCAAGTTCCTTACAGACAATACACCAAATTACGTCAGGTGTTAAGCCGTTGCACTCAATGTCAAAGATTACTACCTTGTTTGACTTGACACTTAACATACTTGCTCAAACCATGACTCTAGAGCAGCGCATTGCTCTTCTGTCAAAACACCTCCACCATGCGCTCTACTCCAATCCGACAGCTCACTAGTACACCAAGTAAATGAATACATAAGATTACTTCGCTGAAGCCTGTTAAGATTTTCAGGTGTCCTTGGGGCAGTCCTACAAAGTTCTTTAAACCTATTCATGTTTTCTATTTTTTTTGGTAGCTCAAAGTATTTAACTGTACCTCCAACACCTCGGCCTTCAATCTTACGAACAAACCTAGCGAAGCCTTTACGTTTACTAATCATCAGTCTTTCCTTTATTTATACTTCTTACACGACCTACCACGAAGATGAACTAAAGCCATGCTCTTCGATCAAAGCTTTTTTGAACCACTCAAGGTAGCTCACATCCTCTGAGCTTAAACCTCTTCCAGAGTATACACGACCCCAATGAGCGTCACCCTGAGGTGTATCGACCCACGAAAAACATCCATCAATAGATGTACACATACCATCTAAAACTTCTTCGACAAAACCAACTGTGTCTTCGTCTGTATGTGGTAGGAGTTTACTGAAGTCATACTTAGGGGTAGGTGTTGGGTCTACACCACCATTCTCTAAGGTACGAATAAACCTAGCGAAGCCTTTACGTTTACTAATCATCAATCTTTCCTTTTAATTGGATCACTACCTATCAGTAAGGTAGTAGTTTTTCTTTCATAGTGAATGTCGTTAGGTCAAAGGACATAGCACCAGCAGGACCATCTACACCAGCAGGTCTATTTTTCTCAACCTTAAGGTACGTAGTGTTCTTCTCTTCAAAGTCTTCAGAGTCCTTGTCACGGATGAGATCAATAATAACACTTGCACGTTGACCAATCATCTTACAATACTTAGGGTCTCCATTGTCGTTAGTGTGGGCGATAGTTACGATACCGATACCCAAACTTGCAGCCAACTTACTGAGCCTAACTGACAAGTCAGCAAGAGATTGTTCCTTGCCATCCTCAGAGCTAGAAGTAATGACATCTTGGATAGGTTCAAAGAATACAAACTTACATCCACAAATCTCTGAGAAGTACCTAATCTGCTCACACAGTTCATCAGCACCATCAGAATCATCCATAAAGAACTGATAGAAGTTCTCATCCTTTGTCAGGTCTTGGATAGCCTCTTCAACATCCTTTGTTTTACCTTTAGTCTCAATGATATCTTGTCGTGTCAGATCATCTTGGCAATGGATAGAGACAAGACCTAGGAGAGTACGTACTTTAGTTTCTTCTAGGTGCCATGCTGCAATTGGTACACCTTGGGATAGCATTTGGTACTCAAGGTAACGCATGAACTCAGACTTACCGATACCTGTTGGAGCTTTAATCACTGTGAAGTGACCTTGCATAAGACCAAGAATCTTTTCATCAAGAGCTTCGATACCAGTCGGTATGTAGTGGTGATCAGGTGCATCACGGTAGAGAGACAAGAATTGGTCTGGTGTGTTGTAAATATTGTTAGGTGTAAACTTCTGAGCGTTCAACCAAGCATACAAGAAGTCTGACCCATCCCCAGATGTTAGATAGTCGTTAGGGTCTTTATGTTTAGTCATAGGCACACGATAGCACTTGTTAGGGAATGCTTTGGAAAGAACCTCAGCTGTCTTATCCCCTGCTTCATCACCATCTGTAGCCACGATGATACTATCAAAGGATTTCATGTAGTCGTAACATTTCTTGTTCTTCAAGACTTGTTTAATAGCCCCAGCTCCAGGTAGTGCTACTACAGGCCAACGATCAGATAGGAGTTGGATAGCTGTCAACCAGTCATCTTCACCCTCAACAATAGTTAGTTTCTTACTTGAGCCAGCGTTAAAAGAGTCCATACCCAATAGGTGATCATTAGTAAACCCCTTGTTCTGGGTGAAGTCCTTAGGAAGGATACGTGTCTTTGGGCGGTGTGGGTAGGGATATACACGAGATACCTCCTTACCGTCACTGTCAACGCCTGTGAGGACGTTATACTTCTCAGCTAGTTCCTTACTAATACCACGGTAGCCTCTAGCTTCCATAGTCAAAGGTGTGCCTAGTGTAGTCGTTGTTTCTGTTGCCGTCAACTCACTCTTTCCTTTCTTACTTTTAAAACATTGGTGGCAATACGAACCACCACCAGCCCATACAGATAGGCAATCTCTGCCACCACAGTCTGGACATGTGCTGTGACTTTCTACTGGTGCCTCTTCATCTAAGCTACTGTCCGATGGATAACTCATCAGTCACCTCCTGTTGGTGGTTCTTTGGGTGTAACCTCAGTGTCATCATCCCCTAGAACGATATACTGTAAGTCTTCTTCATCGAAGATACCCACTGTATGTCGTATAGAACTATGACAAGGACCACAATGCCAGTTATTAAAGTTAAACTCAGCCTCTGGTGCATCGCAAATACTACATCGCATAATATATTCCCTTCTATTAATATTTAACAAGAACCATCACACGGTGCGTATCCACATGTGTCGCAGAGTATTGGCGAATAACTACACTGGTCAATTGCAACTCCGTCTATAGTGAGTTCACCACATTCAGGGCACTCGCCATTAGGTTCATCTTCTTTGTCCCACTCAGGGGCTGCGTAACAACCCATAACCTTATACTCCTTCTACTAGTGCTGGTGCTCCGACTGGGTAGTACTCTCTCAAGTGGTCGTACACCTGTTGAGCTACCAGTCGTGCTTCATACTGTGCCTCAGGATGCAGTCGTAGGGTACACATCTTAGCGAAGGCCCCTAGTGTACCACTCCAAGTCCATTCTGTCATAGTTGATTGAGG